GTAATAAAAGATATAATAACTACCAAAATAAAGCGAGAACATTTAACAAATTACCTAAAACATAGTTTTAAGATATATAAAAATAAATAATCTTGTCTCATTTTTCTTTTCGGTCGGTGTAATTAAAGATAATATTGAAAAGATAAATAATTCAAGTATTAATAAATATGTAGATTTTTATAAAATAAGTAAAAAAGATTATATAAAACAATCTGAATATAGAAATAAATTACAGGATTTACAAAATACATTAAAAAATTTATTAACATATTCTAAAAATTCATCAACAGAATATGAAAAATTCAATAATATTGATGTTACATTATCATCTACTATAAAAAATAATAAAGATGAAGCATATAATATAAATAAATTAATTAATGATAGATATAATTATGCAAATACATTTAATGAATGTTATAATTCTCCTTCATATGATTTAGGCTGTAGCTTACCAGAAAATGTTTAATGTCTCCTAAAAATACCAAAATAGTCAATGAAATTATTATTATTTTTTAATGACAAAATAGAGAAATCTTTTTTGCCATTTTTTGAAGAAGATAACTTCTCTTTTTTACCATAAATACCCAGTGTCAAAGAACTCATCCCATGATTTAATCTTAATGTTTTTTATCACATCTTCGATATTGTCATTGGATCGCAAGAATTCGAACATAACACAATCACACCAGAAATTCTGATAAATTAGATCTTTGGCAATTCCAATTAACTCAGATCTATTCGCGAAATTATATTCTGATCGAAAATATTTATATGTTGAGATATCAATTTCATAAATATTCATCAAGGACATCAGATTTGATTGATTACTCTCTCAATAGTAATAAAAGTTATAATAATTATTTATAATCATTTTTTATTAGTTTTTATTTATTTTGATACATTTTTATTTTCAATTAGAAAAGGATTTAAGGAGACTTCCAAATAACCCTTAAATCATTTTTATTATAAAAAAATATATTTATTATAATATTAGTAATGGTTTTGCAATCATTAGGAACTATTTATTTTAATGATATAAGTATGGAATTTATAGGAGTTAGTAATTTACAAAATAATTTAAGTAATTATTATACAAATGCTTCATCAAAATATACAACAGGTGTAGTTGGATTACCTGCAACAGGAACAACAATATATGCAAGTAATTTTTATAATAAAAGTTGCATATTAGGATCAAATGTATTTACAACAACTGGAAATACCAGTTGGACAGTTCCAAATGGTGTTAATATGATTTCAGCACTTTGTATAGGAGGTGGTGGTAGTGCAACAATTGCAGTTGCAACTACTGGATCTAGAAGTATAGGTGGTGGTGGAGGTGGTGCATTGGCATATATAAATAATGTTAAAGTAACTCCTGGAACTATATTTACAGTAACTGTAGGCGGCGGAGGTCTTAATGGAACAGCTGGTGGTGATAGTTATATAACTAATAATACTGGAAATATAGTAATAGTTAGAGCAGGTGGAGGAAAGCAAGGAGGATATGTATCAACATCAGGTTCTAATTCAACATCTGGTGGTGCAGGAGGAACTGTATTAATAGGATCTGGGGGAAATGGAGCTAATATTGTAAATGGTTTTACGGGTTATGCTAATTATGGAGGAGGTGGAGGTGCTGGAGGATATACTGGTAATGGTGGAAATGGAGGAAATAGAGACGGTGGTGGAGCAACAGCAGGTGCTGGTGGAGGAGGTGGTGGTGGATGGGGAGCACAAGCAATTTATACAACTCCTACAGTAGGAGCTGCTACTTTAGGAGGAGGAACATGTATAAAAGGATTAGGAGAAAATGGTGCAGCATCAACTGCAGCTGGTTTAAATGCAAGTAATGGTTCTACAAATCAGGGGACATCATTAGTAGGATATGGATATGGATCAGGTGGTAAAGCATCCGGAACTTCTCAAGCAGGTAATGGAGTTGTTGTTATAATATATGGAACACATAGTTCTTATCCATCCACAAATGTAAATTAATTTACATTATAATAAAAGGATTTAAGGAGACTTCCAAATAATTCTTAAATATGCGTATTAATGATAATAAGATTAATATTAATTAATTTAAAAAGGAATGATTTATATTTATGTATTATTATTAGAAAATAGAAAATATTATATTGGTAAAACATCAAATCCAAAATTTAGAATTGAAAATCATTTTGATAATAATGGTGCTGAATGGACTAAAATATATAAACCAATAAAAATATTGGAGATTGTTCCAAATTGTGATAATTATGATGAAGATAAATATACTCTTAAATATATGGATAAATATGGTATCGATAATGTTAGAGGTGGTTCATATACATCAATTACTCTAAATAATTCTATAAAAAACCACCTTATAAAAATAAGTAATAGCACTAATAATAGATGTTTCAAATGTGGAAAACAAGGACATTTTGCAAAAGATTGTAATTATGATGATGATGATTATAGTTATGATGATGAAAAAAATAATAATGATAGTGGTAATGATGATAATAAAAGTGAAAGCGACAATGATAGTGATGATGATATAAATAATGAAAAATATTCAAATCATATTTGTTATAGATGTGGAAGAAATGGTCATTATGTGTCTTCTTGTTATGCATCAAAACACATTAAAGGATATATTTTGAAATGAAATGAAAATGACAAAAATAAATTATTTGTATTGTCATTCTTATTTTTATTTAGAAGATAGGAAAGCCACCATAGCCAAAGAATTCAAAGTTGTTAAATATTTTATTATAATTAATCTTTTTAATATCAGAAATAACACATTGAAAGTCTGATCCGATATGGTTATAATTAAATGCTCCAACAATTTGAGGCAATTGTGTGCAATCATTTTTATGAGATAAATAAAAATTGAGTGCTTTTTAATATAAACATTTCTTACACTTCAGCATATCAAATAAACATTGAATATTTTTATTTTCAGTGATTAAATAATATGATGAAGGTTTGTTATTTTAATATTTTTTCATTTCTACAACATAATATGTGCAGTTTTAAAGATTGTCAGATAATTTATAAATGAAGATAGGGTTATTGCTTACATCAAAAAAACAACTATATCAACAATTTGACAACTCGTTTTTTTTAAGTTTTAATTAAAAATAAAATCATTAAAATCATTTTTTATTAAATTTAAGAAAAAAAGCTAATTTATTTGAAGTCCTTTTTGACATGTTTTTGAAGTATTTTTGCATTAGCTATTAAAGCATTTAAATCATGTTTCTTATCAATGTCTATAGTTATTTTTTTATATTCATTCAAATGAATGATATATTGATTGATTGATTCAACATATGCTTCAATTTTCATAGGATTATGATTATGTTCTTTCATTAATACCATCCATCCTAGATTTTCAAATAAATGTTTTCCCCATTGATGAAGACCTTGGAATGTTACTTTATGCATTTCTACTATTATAATTTATTTTTTTGAAGAATTTTTGAAATAAAAAAATAAAAAAATGATTATCTTTTTATTAATAAATTATTATTTATAATATTGAGATCAAAATAAAATGTCAAGTAAATTAATTTCTCGACTTACTGAATTTGTATCTACACAAACTGAAGAACCATCAAAGAAAGATTTAACTGACGCTTTAAAAGAAGTTTATAAATCAAAGAAAACTAAGAAATCAAATGATGGTGAAGAAAAGCAAAAACGCAAACCTTCAGCTTATAACATCTTCTACGCAGAGCAATCAGCAGTTATTAAGAAGAAAGAAGAAGATATACCAAAAGATGAGAGAATGACAGCAAAAAAAAAGATGAGTTATATCGCCAAATTATGGAAAGATCAAAAATCTGGAGAAAATTTTGAAGATGCTCCAGCTGCTATATCAGACGAAGAAGAAATTACACTAGCTCCTGAGCCAAAACCAGCACAAACTGCTATATCAGACGAAGAAGAAATTACACTAGCTCCTGAGCCAAAACCAGCACAAACTGCTGCAAAAAAGCCAGAAGAAAAAAAGCCTGTTACTACTAAAATTTCAACCACTGTAGCAAAAAAAGGAACGTAATTAAAATTAATTTCCAAATATAAAAATGAGATTTTTTTTGTCATTTTATGACATACAATAATTAATATTATTATTATGATGATGATTATTATTAAAATTATTATTACAGTTATTTAAATTATTATTATGATCATTATTGTTATTTGAATTATTATTATTATGATCATTATTATTTGAGTTATTATTTGAGTTATTATTTGAGTTATTAGAATTATTAGAATTATTAGAATTATTTAGATTAAAAGAATTATTATTTAAATTATTATTTATATTATTAGAAGAATTAGAAGAATTATTTAGATTAGAAGAATTAGAAGAATTGAAATTATTATTTAGATTAGAAGGATTAGAAGAATTGAAATTATTATTTAGATTAGAATTATTAGAAATATTAGAAGGATTAGAAGAATTGGAATTATTATTTAGATTAGAAGAATTGGAATTATTATTTAGATTAGAAGAATTGGAAGAATTAGAAGAATTATTTGAATTATTTAGATTAAAAGAATTAGAAGGATTATTTGAATTATTATTTAAATTATTATTTATATTATTAGAAGAACTAGAATAAATTGAATAATTATTAATTAATTGCTAGTCATTATCACCTCTGCCACCATCACCTCGTCCTCGGCGATCATTGCGACCATCAACGAAATTATTATAATAATGATGATGATAGTCATGACGACGATGATGATGATCATAATGATCGTGATGATGACCGTGATGGTGATGTAATGCATGTATTATTTTTTCGGATTGTAAATCATTGCGTAAATTATCATTATTAAAACTATTGATTAAATTGCATGTATCATTATTATCTTTAAGATTTGATAATTTAATATCAGCAGTAGTTTCAGCAATCTTTTGTTCTAATCCTAATCTATTCTTGGCAGCTTCTATTTGAACAGCTGCATAATTATCAGCAGCTTGTTTTGCAATAGATAATTCGCTAGCAGCAATAGCCTTTTCAAGTCCATTATTCATTTTTAACATTTCCATCATAGTTAAATTATGATGATTATCAATTAATCTACCTATGCTATTTTCAACTCGAGATAAATCATTTTCTATTTTTCCGAAATTTCTTTCAGATTTAAGATAATAATCTCCTATCTTACGCTCAATAAATTGATTTTGAGTTGCATTAAATAATTTAGTTTCTCCAAAATTTCGTTATGATGTTACTTGATTATCCTTAAATCCTGTCATTATTTCACGATTATTTTTTTCAGCCAATGTTGCTAATTGACCACCAATTCTTTCAGAAGCAATAGCATTAGCTGCAGCAGTTCTTTCAGTTGTATTCATATTAATTGATCCGTTTCTTTCAATAGCTGAAGAAAGAGTATTTCCAACATGATCAGTTGTTGCTGAATTGGCAGCTGCTGTTCTTTCTACAGCTGTTAAGTCGGCATTAAATCCATGTTGCAAAATATCTTTTAAACTAGATCCTAACATATTTAAATTTTGATTAGCAAAGGCATTATTTCTATCGACGATATTAATAGTTCTATCACCGTCGGCATTTATTAAAGATGATAATCCTTGAACATTTCTTTCCATAAAATATTTGATACTTTCAGAAAAAGCTCGTTGATTATCTAAAATAGTAGCAGTTTGATTATTGTTGCTTATTATTCCAAGCATTGAATCAATTGACGGGTTCCGTTTGCTGCCATATATTTATATTATAAATATAATGTTTTTTTTTAATATATTTTTATAAATATATTTTATAGGATTTATACACAATAAAATGGATTTTACTATTATTAATAACACTCAATTAGGTAATAATCCTATTATATCAAATGTATATGTAGGATTTATTTATAGTAATACTGCATCTAGCAATTATTTATCAACTCAATTGGGTGGAACTGTTAATTCTAATGTTAATATTTCAGGTAAATTAGGAATTGGAATAACTACACCACAAGCTTCTAATTTATATGTAGCAGGTAATTTTAATACTGCTATTTTAGGTAAAGTTGGTATAGGAACAACTGATACTTCAACATATTCTTTAAATGTAATTGGGGGAGATGTTTATGTTGATAGTAATATTGTTATCAATGGGAATTTAAATCAAATGACTTCGTCTCAGTCTAATATTTTTATGGGTAGAGTTGGTATTGGTACTTCTACAAATATTAATTGTAATTTAATGGTTTTTGGTAATTCTTATTTTACTGGAAATATAGGAATAGGAGGAACAGATTTTAATTCAAATTTAGCAGTTTTGGGTAATTCTTATTTTAATGGAAATATAGGAATTGGAACAACAAATACCTCAATCTATAAATTAAATATTTTTGGCGGAGATGTTAAAATTTCATCAAATATGAATATTGATGGGTCAATTCTTCAAACAACTTCAACAAAATCAAATGTTTTTATAGGAAATGTTGGAATAGGAGGAACGGACTTTAATTCAAATTTAGCAGTTTCTGGTGCTTCTTATTTTATTGGAAATGTAGGAATGGGAACATCTAATACATCAATTTATAAATTAAATATTAACGGCGATATAAATATTAACAATGGAATGATTTATGCAGATGCATCAGGATTAAATAATTTTAAATTAGAAAATAATAATCAAACTTTAATTTCAGTTCCACCATTACCATTATCTTCAAATACACTTATTTTATTAAATAATCAAAGTCAAAATGGATCTTATATAACTTCTGCATCTTCAAATTCTACAAATGTATATTTAGCTTTTGATGGTAATAGTAATAATGAATTTACAATAGCAAATAAATATGATAGCAGTACCGGTAATTATACTGCACTAACTTCAAAAATTTATATTAATCCTCAAAAATACATTAATGATTATTATACAACTACTTCTATTTATAGTGGCGAATGGATACAATTTTATTATGATAAAGGTTTTGTAGCAACATCATTTTCAATTACAGGAATTCCAGCAAGTAATTCAAAATGTCCTAAAGATTTTATATTAGTTGGATCTTTAAGCAGTAATAATGATTGGAATTTATTATCATCTCAAGTTGGAATTGGACCATACACTGGTACAAATAACAAAAAAACATTTACTATTCCAAATTTTACATCCTACAATTATTATCGTTTAGTTGTTTCTAAAACTATTGGTGATGCCAGTTTAAGTATTGCAGAATTATCATTTACCGGCTATACAAATACTGTTTATACAAATACTGATACTATTAATAGTATTTTTTACAATACATCTGAAAAAAGATTTCCACCAATTTCATATAGCAATACTCTTCCAAATTCATTAGATTGTAATGTTGATTATCTATCATCAAATGAAATATTAAATATTGTTCCTTCTCCATATTATAAACAAAAAATATCAATTCCTGAACATGGACAATATCAAATTTATTCATCGTCAAGTAATTTGGGAACTCCTACAATTTCTTCTAAATCTTTTTTATTTGATTATGCATTATCAAATAATACAGTTTGGGGTGAATATAATTATACTAGTAGTCTTGGAGATTTAACTACTCAAGCTAGTTTATATACAATAGGAACTAATAATAATTATTATGGTGATTGGATAATAATCAAATTTCCTTATAGTATTGTATTGACAAGATTTAAATTTAATATTTATACTGTAAATGTTGCACAAGCTCCAGCATTATGGAAATGTTATGGATCTACAAATGGAATATCATGGGCTGAAATAACAGATGCTTCAAATTCAACAACTTCTGCAAATTATACAGGTACAACTATAAGCATTTATGAAAAAAATTTACAACCATTATTTGATACTCCATATTTATTTTTAGGTTGGGTATTTAATAAATTAGTTGGTGGATCTACATCTTCAACATCATTATTATTAAATGAATTTGAAATTTACGGAAAAGATGATATATCAAGTACTTATTTAAATGTTTGGAATAAATCTTCAACAAATATTTATAATATAATTGGAAATGTTGGAATTGGAACAACAAACCCAACAAAAACATTAACAGTAATTGGAGAAGCATATATTAGCAGTAATGTTGGAATAGGAGGAACATCATTTAATTCAAATTTAGCTGTTTCTGGAAATTCATATTTTACAGGAAATATAGGCATAGGAACAACTAATAGCCAAGCTTATAAATTAAATGTTCAGGGTGATAGTTATATAAGTGGTAAAGTTGGAATAGGAGGAACAACATTTA